AAATTAATAATGGAAAATAGATGTGTAACTAAAATTAATGAATTATTTTTTGAAGATTTTGAAAATTTTCATTACCAATATGCTTCATTTTCTACTAACATATAATTAGATGGTTTATAATCATCTGGTAATTGAGTAATCCAATCCTCATTTGGAATTATTTTACCTGATTTTTTCTCTCGATTACTTAGAATTCCAAATAATGTAGTAATAGAACCCCCAATATAAATACTATCTTTTTGTAATAAATCATAAATATAAATAAATATAAATAATTTTTTTTTATTTATATTTATTTTTTCCAAACATTAACAACACTTTCAAGTGCTCCTTCAACCCATCCTTGATTTCTACTAACAACTTCTCCAATTACATTTATATTAGGTTCTGGATGTTGAGCTAAATAAATAAATTGTTCTCTTGAATTATAGTTTTTAGTATTAAGGGGTTTATAATAGTGTGTTCCACAAGACCAATAAAATGATTTAAGAGATATTATTTTAAGTTTAAAAATTTCATCATTAGTTTCATATTTATGGAGTGAAAATGTTTTACAAAATAATTCAGTAAAAAAATGTCTATTAAATTCATTATTCTCTATGTATGGTTTTACAGCAATTGAATTTTTATTATCATTATAAGCAATCATAATAATTCCTCGTTCAATATCAATAGGTATTATTTTTTGTAATGGACCAGTTACAAATGTATAACCTTTGATATATTTATGTAATAATGGTACACTTTTGAGAGAAAATTTAGCATATAATCGTAAAAAAGGTTGGCATTCAATTTCATTATAAATAGAATGTTGTGGAAATAGTTTTCTTAGACTATTTATATTAGTAGCAACAATTACTTTTTTAGTGTAATAATCTAATATTTTAACTTCATCAGCGTGTTTATATTCGCAATTAACAATAATAAGATTATTATTATTATTATTATTAAAACTACTTAAAGAAATAACATTTTGTGAAAATTTAATATTTTGAATTCCAATAACATTTACTAATGCGCTAATAAGTTGATTCCATAATAAATGTACTGATTTCCAACAACAAGCATTATCTTCCATTCCATAATAATATAATGTTTCATAAACATCTTCATTTTCATAATCGCTATATCCAGCATTAGTAATAAAATTTTTATAATAAATAGTTCCTAATTTACTACTAGCAAATTGTCGAAATGTTAATTTTGGTATTTTTGATATTTCTAATTTCTCTCTATTTTCTTTATTTATTCCATTATGAGAAATTGATTCGCAAAATTTTTTATAAGATGACCTTAAATTTTTTAGTTCATTAATAATATTAATTCGTTTTATATTTTCAGAATAATATGGTTTAACATCACGAATATTATAAGTAATTTTAAGTTTCTTAATTAAATCCATTAATAATTTGTCTTTAGCTAGGCGTCCAACACCAGCACCAGTAACAACATCAACACCATAAAATTTGTAATTACCACAACGCCCACCAATATATTTTTTTTTATAACGTTCTAAAATAAGGAATTTACAATTAGGATAATAAGTCTTTAATTTATAACCATAATATAAACCAGCAATACCAGAACCAATTATTATATAATCATAAATCTTTTCGGTCATTGTGATATTTATATTATTTAATATAAATAATTATAAATTTATAAAATACTATTAAATTTTATTTTTTCGTGTTTTATTTAATTTAGCAATACTATTTTTTATTATTTTTGATGATTTAGATGATTTAGTTAATTTAACAGAAGCATTTTTACCACATTTAAATGAGCCACGTTTAAATCCTTTTTTATTAATTACACTAGTAGTACATAATGCAATTTCACGACCTTCAGGACCTTCACGACTTTTATTAGAATAACCTTTTCTAGGTACTAATTTTTTAGTGGATACTTTTTTAATACATTTACATAATTTATTAGCAATTATTGTTAATGCTTTTGATTTTAATAAATGTGATGATTTAGGTATAGTTTCATTATAATAATTTAAAATATTAATATAATCATTATTATTTAATTGGCTCATATGCTTTTTTAATTTATAAATTACTAATATAAGAAAATATATAAATTTTCAAAACATAAAAAAATAAATAAAAAAAAAATAAATAATTAGATAATAAAAATATTTAGATTATTATAAAAATATAATATTGTATTATATATTAGTATAAATTTATGGGTGACTAAAATATTTTGTATTTAACATAATATATATAAATATTATATATTTACACGATGAAAATAGTGGTGTTTGACTTGGATGAAACGCTAGGATATTTCACACAATTTGGCATATTATGGGATAGTTTAAACAACTATTTTCAAAGTAAAAATATTAACTTATCCCAAGACGATTTTAATAATTTATTAGACTTATATCCAGAAGTGTTAAGACCAAATATAATAACAATATTAAAATATTTAAAAAGTCAAAAAAATAATAAATGTTGTTCTAAAATAATGATTTATACAAATAATAATGGTTCGCCTTCATGGGCAAATCATATTATAAGTTATTTTGAGAGAAAAATAGGAGGTAAATTAATAGATCAAGTTATAAGTGCGTTTAAAATATCAAATAAACGAGTTGAATTATGTCGTACTACACACGATAAAACATATAATGATTTATTACGTTGTAGTAAAGTTACATTATCAACAGAAATATGTTTTATTGATGATAAGTTTTTTCCAGAAATGATTAATGACAATATTTATTATATAAATATAAAACCTTACTATTATGACTTATCATTTGAAGAATTATTAACACGTATTAGAGAGAAAAAAATTTTAAAAAGGTTTTTAAAAGAAAAAAATGATGATTTTGAAATTAAATTAATAAAACAATTAAACTTATATAATTATAATGTTTTACCAAAAAATAAGGATGAATATACTATAGATAAAATATTAGGAAAACAAATTTTGTTTCATCTAAAAGATTTCTTCAAATCTTAAATTAGTAATTTTCTTTAAGTTAAAAACTACTTAAAGAAAATCTAAAAAATGAGAAAAGTTATAAAAATAAAAAATTCTAATTATTATTAAATTTATTAATAAAAAATGTTCTAATTTGTTCTAAATATTTATTAAGGGCTGATGTTGTAGCAATAAATAATCCAGCACTAAATGCTATTTTCCTGTCTAATGATGTAAATTCAATATTTTTACGTAAAGGATTAAATCTTATTATTAAGAAAAGACAAATATAAATTCTTACATAATAATCTAATATTTCAAGATATTTTTGTGAATTTGATGATACTCCAAATGTGGTTAATGCTATTAATACATAACTAATAATAATAAATAAATTAAATCCTAATTCTTGATATTTATGTAATATTGATTTCGATATTGTTGTTATCATTATATAATAATTAGACATAAAAATTATACTTTTTTACATCTTTTCACTATATGTAAAATAGAAATTAAATAAAATTCTTTAAGGATGTAAACAATCAAATTTGTAAAAATCAATTAAATATAATATTAAATTAATAATAAATGAATGCTATTATATTTGGAGCATCTGGAACAATAGGAAATTTTATTTTTAATAATTTAAAATCATAAGGAATTAATTGTATTGGAACAACATCTTAACTAAATAAAGTGCGTGATAATTTAATTTATGTTAGCAATTATAATTTAGATTATTTTTTAGATTATTTAACAAAAATTCCTAATATTGATATTATTATTTGGGACAAGGATATAATTTTAATGACAATATAAAAAATTTAATTATAAAATGTTAATGTACGTGCACTGGGGTCACTAGCATTTGTATATTTAGGCATCCAATAATATGGTATTATATGTTGACAATTTTTAAAGAATTCATTAAATAATTTTAAATAATAATATTTTTCAGTTTCAATATTAGGTTTATATTTAATAAATATATTATTTTTAATTTCATTATTGCTATTAAACATTTTTGTCTCTACCTTTTCTAAAGGTGTAATTAATTCATTAATGCTATTAAATATTTTTGTCTCTACCTTTTCTAAAGGTGGAATTAATTCATTATTTAATTTTTTAGAAATCATTTCCTGTAATATTAAATATAATGATTTTTCTTTTGAACTTACACCATCACTAAATGCTTCTTTTTTACGATATAATATATTATCTGGTAAAATTTGACGTCCATAGTTGTCACGAAAATATTTCTCTCTAAAAGCATTCCGTAATAAATATTTTTCACTACAACCAAAGTTATTATGATTTCTATAATAAAGAGGTAATGATAATATTAAATTTACAAATGTTTTATCTAAAAATGGTGTGCGTGGTTCTAATCCGTTAGAACTAATACATTTATCAGACCTAAGAACATCATATAAATGTATATCATTTAAAAGTCGTCTTATTTCTCTATCAAACTCTATAATATCAGGGCATTTATTCATATATAAATAACCACCAAATAACTCATCCGAACCATCACCATTAAATATTACTTTAGCCTGAGAATTTTGTGAAATAAATTTTCCAATTAAATAATTACCTAAACTAGCACGTACAGTAGTAATATCATAACTTTCAATTGCTTTAATTACTTCAGGTATTACTTGAAACATTTCATCACTTGTTACAATAATTTCGTGATGATTAGAACCAATATAATCAGCCACAATTTTTGCGTGAATTAAGTCTTCAGAACCTTCTAATCCAATACTATATGTTTCAATTATTTTACTTTTTTCAGGATTTTTAACATCACGAAAATGATTGGCTACTAATGCGGAAATAAGACTACTATCTAATCCACCACTTAATAGACATGCGATAGGTCGTTCAGTCGTAAGACAACGCTTTTTAACAGCTAATTCCAAATTATAAGCAATATCAAAATAATTATAATCATCAAGTAAATTTAAACTATAAATTTTGTTTTGTGGTTCAGTTGTAGATGGAAATAAAGGATTATAATATTTACATTCTTGAATTTCATAACTCCAATAACTATTAATTTTAGAAGATAATTTTAATACACTATAACTGCCAGGTTTATGTTGAGTTAACATAAAATTCTCGTTATCTAAATTATAAAAATACTCAAGTGTTTTTAGTTCTGAAGAAAAACCAAGTAATTGTTTATTTTCACTATTATTAATAAAAAATTTAGGTGATGTTTCTAATGTTAAACAACTAGATGATGTTAAAAGTTTTGTTTTATTTTTTTTTATATAATTAATTCCTTGTTTTTTTAAAAATTTATTAGTTAATTTATATAATGGTCTAACACCTAATGGGTCACGAGCAATATAAATATAACTATCTGTATTATTTTCATTATTAATATTATTATCATATAAGACAAATGAAAATACACCATCTAACATATTAAGTGTTTGTTCTATACCATATTTTAAATATAAATGAATAATTACTTCACAATCGGAGTCAGTGCTAGGCTCAATATTCATAAATTTATATAAATATTTATAATTATATATTTCACCATTACAAATTAAAATAACATTATTTATTTTAAGTGGTTGATTAGATAATTCATTAAGTCCATTAATTGCTAATCTATGAAAACCGAGTAATAATTTATCATATTTTGATACAAATTTAGAGGTTTCAGGACCCCTATTTTTACCTTTCATAAATTCATTATAAATAATATCATTTTTTAAAATTAAATGGTCATTATTTAAAAGAGCAAATATTCCACACATTATGTAAAATAAAAAATTAACAGTTATTATTTAATAGTTAATTATTTTTAAATATTAATATTTTATTAATATAATAAAATATTAAATGTCAATTAAAAATAAAGAAAGCATCCAAAATGAACCAAGTATTCAAAATTGTTTAAATCAAGCAAATTATGAATTAGTAAGTCAAATACATAAGGATACAAATAATCGTTTATATGCTAGAGTAATTCCATCACAAAATTTACAGCCTTATTTAGATGTAAGACCAGTTTCAACAAAATATTCATATTTACCTATTGTAGATCCAAGAAAACACCTAACGCAACCATTTATACAAATGCCTACTTATGATATTCATAATAATTTTAATCCAGGTAATAGACAAGCACCATGGTCTGGTTATGCTTCAGCAGTAAATATAGAAAGTGAATTAAAAAATCAAATTTATGCTTTACAAAAATGTAGTCAAGCAGTATATATACCTTCATCAACAAGTGATTTATATCAATTTGAATTTACAACACCACAAACACTACAAACACCACAAACACAACAAACACAACAAACACAACAAACACAACAAACACAACAAACACAACAAACACAACAAACACAACAAACACAACAAACACAACAAACACAATATTATAATAATCATGAGTTATTATTTAAAACAGAACAATTTAATGAATTTAATCCAAATCCATCAAGAGAATTATGTGGAACATATTTATTTTATAATGGAACACGTTGTCAAGTAAAAGATATTCCAATCCAAATAGGAAAAGAAATAGTTACTTATAACTGTGAGTAATTGCAAGAAATAAAAAAACAAAATAGTAACTTAAAAAATAGAAATTTTTTTGTAATAAATAATAATTATGATTTTTTAATATTTTATTAAATAAAAATGAAAATAAATAATTTTCTAAATTTTAGGTGGATAGGAATTTCTGGATTAAAATTAGTAACATATATGTCATTATTAAATAGTGGGAGTGTAATGTCATTTAGAAATGCTATTTATTTTCAAAATTTTTATTTAGAATCTTTAAAAAAATCTCTTTTAAGCAACAGTTTTGGTAATATTAATTATAACAATAATTTATTTAATTCAAATCAAGATATTTTAAGTATAAATAAAAATAAATTTAATATATTAAATTTCTCTCCAATTAATAGAGAACAAAATCAAAATCAAAATCAAAATTATAACCAAATAAGTAGTTATTCTAATTATTTTAATTCTCATTATGAAGATAAAAATAGTCAATCAAATAAAAAATTAAATAAAAAATCAAATCAAAAATCAAATCAAAAATCAAATCAAAAAATTACTAAATATTCTAAACAATCAAAAACAAAACAAGATAATTTAAATTTAAATTTAAATAGTTTTAATTCTAAATATAATATTATTAATGATTATAGTGATATAAATGATTTTAATGATTTTAATATAAATTATATTGCTAAATCAACAAATCCAAACAAACTAACTAAATTTAAAAGTAGTTATAATCCTAAAACACCCAATCAAATTAATTATTCAAAATTATTATCATCCAATGAAAATTATATAATTTGTGCATTAGGTCCAGCAGGAACAGGAAAAACATTAGGTGCATGTATAAGTGCTATTGATAAACTAAATAATGGTGTAATTAATAAAATTGTAATTACACGCCCTATTGTTGTAGTAGAAGAAGAATTAGGATATTTACCAGGTTCTATTAATAAAAAAATGGAGCCATGGACTAAACCAATTTTTGATACATTTTTAGAGTATTATAGTCAACAAGAATTGAATAATATGTTAAATTCTAATAAAATAGAAATTGTTCCACTTGCTTTTATGCGTGGTCGTACATTTAAAAATGCGTTTATAATTGCTGATGAAATGCAGAATAGTAGTCCTAATCAAATGCTAATGGCACTTACAAGAATAGGATTAAATAGTAGTATGGTTATTACAGGTGATTTACAGCAAAGTGATAGACAAGAAAATAATGGATTAAAAGATTTTATTTACAAATTAAAAACAAATCCTTACGGATTTCCACCAAATTTTCATATTATTGAAATGAATTCTAGTGATATTCAACGTAGTGTATTAGTAAGTTCTGTGCTTGATTTATATAATAATAATATAACTCATAATAACATAACTCATAATAATATTCAATTAGTAGCAATTAATAATTCAATAACTAAATTTGAAGTTACACCATTCATTTCTAGTATTAATGATGCGTCTTTAATACCACATTATCAAACAAAGACATCATTATATGATAAAATAATTACTAAAAATAAAATAAATAATAATTCTCGTAATGAAACATTATAATCCTTACTTTACATAAACAAAATAAACAAAATAAACAAAATAAACAAAATAAACAAAATAAACAAAATAAACAAAATAAACAAAATAAACAAAATAAACAAAATAAACAAAATAAATAAAATAAA